TTCTACAACTAATATAGGTTTCTTTTGTTCTAGAATATATCTGTACATATCAGCATATATTATTTTGTTTCTACCTAATATATTTGATTGAATAAATGCGTCTGGTTTACCTAGATACTCTCGTCTGTCTTTCCATTGTATTAGTTTAAAGTCTTCGTGTGTAGGGAAAACAAAACCAGCCTTCGTGTTAAATGCACCTTGAATACCTAAAATCATAAACCTACCTGTGTTGATTGTTTATGCATTTCAAGCCATTCATCTGCATAGTCTTGATTTTCGTATTGTTTATACCAAGGACCACCTAATGTAAAGTGTACGTTCTTGGCAAACTGATAGTATTCATATTCACCCACTAGCCAATTCCACTCTAATGGTAAACTACCTATCATATGTTCTCTTTCTAGCCATTTGAATTGGTGTAGTTCTAAACCACTAGCCTTGTTAACATATTCAGGTGTTAGTGCTGTACATTGTGAATTGTGAAATAACATTACACTAGACCAATTCTTACATGCATATGGTTGCTGTTTAGCACCTCTAAATTTTATGTCTTGTTTTGATACGTAATCATGTTTACACACCATAACAGAATATTTGTATGTGGCATGATTATATAATTTGTATATGTCGTCTCTGACCAACATATCGCAATCCATAAAGATAGACCAGCCCTTATAGTTTGATAGATAAGGTACTAAAAATCTGGAAAATGCAAAGTCTGTTGATTGATTAGGTGCTCTTGATCTTTTAAATTCTGGTAAATTGTTTAATGCTAATGGAGTTATTGCAACAGGACCACTTGCGTGTGATCTAATACTTTCAGCAAGTACATGATAAGCTGCTGGCTCACCGTAATCATAACCTATAAAAACATTTATCATATATGTTTATTTTCTTTACTTCTACCTTTTTCTTTTCTTGCTCCCTTTGTGTGATCAAATAATTTACCTAATACTGATCTTGCTTGTACATGACCTAATCTACCATCGCCAATATCATTGTTCTTAATACCATATTCTTTTTCCATTCTCTTTCTTACTACATCAAATATCCATGAATCATGTTGTTGTTCTTCTTTAAATACTAAATCGTCATCGTACATTTTTCTCATTTCAGCGGCGAATTGTTTTACAAAATAATGTCTCATATTAAAATATAAAAAACCACACTCTGTATAAGTTGGTCTATTTAAATATGTTAACATACAATCATCTTTATGTAAATATTTTTTAATAAATTTTTCATCCATCTTTTTATGGAATACCGTATCGGCGTCTATGAACATAAGTCCATCATAATCTTTTGTTTCTAATATTGATTGTGTGTATGCATAAACTTTGTATGCAAATCGGCAGGCGTCATATAAAAATGACATCGGTATGTCTATGTGATTTCTGGTAACAAACTTTTTAAGTTCAGGTATTTTTTCAAACATATCATCATCTTCATTATATATTTCTAATTCAAATGGCCAATTGTACGTCTTTTGGAATCTATGAGCATATGATTTAAATAACTTTTTGTTCCATGTACTAACGACTTTGATTTTCATATCCAACCTTTTGTATAAAATAACTATCAACTATATCAGATAATGGATTACCAACCTTATCTGTATCTAATATTTTTTTTAAATCAATCTTCGTTTCTTTTAGAAAGGCCTCGTACATCATGTCTTTGTCTGCGTTACCCTTTCCCGTTGCGCCTTTCTTAACAACGCTCGGTACAACGATATTGTAATTAACATTTTTTTGAAGAAACCTAAATTTGAGTATCCCACAATTCTCAGCAATTTGAAAAAGACCTTGACCTTTAGAACCAAACGAGTAACCCTCAATATAGATGTCATAAACAGGTTGATCAAAGAGTGGATTTGTGTAGAGAATATTAAATACAAAGTCACTTATGTTTTTAAACCTTTCAATAGGGTCTGTCCATTCTTTATGTTCATAACCAATTATATTATCACTTTGTTTACCTAACCATTTCTTTTTTGTAGTTAAGTAATAAAATTTTAATTTGCCATCGTTTATACAAACGGCTGGACTTGTTAAACTGTAATCAATGCCAACTTTCGTGGTCGGCGTCTTCTGGTACTTCTGGCTCATAGTCTTCTCCTTCAACTTCATATCCACAGAAAGGACAAGTAAGAGGTTCTAAATCACTTTTATCCTCGTCCCATTCTACAGTATATTTAGTCTGACAATTAGAGCAGTACTTTTGAGATTTTTCCATTTACAGTTTAAATTTTTTAAACGTACCTTTTTTAACGTCTTGTTTTATACCACCAACTACATAAGATTCTATTTCAGTTTCTTGTGGAGCATTTTGAGCTGACCTACTGTTTAACCAGTGTTCAACCCATGGTAGTGAGTTTGTTTTTTGATCATAAGCAGGTGTTAACCCGATGGCCTTCATACGTCTATTCGCCATGTATTCTACAAATTGATGTAATAATTTTTCTGATAAACCTATCATACTACCTTTTGAGAATAAATGTGTCGCCCAACGTTTCTCATCGTTAACGGCGTCATCGTACATTTTATAAACTTCTTTTTCACAATCTTTAATAACCTTTAACATTTCTTTATCGTTCTCGTAATCTCTCCAGTTATTAATAATTCTTTGTGACATTGCCAAGTGTTGGCTTTCGTCTCTTGCTATAAAAGATATAATCTTAGCAGAGCCTTCTAACTTTTTCAATTCACCAAACGCAAAACTACAAGCAAAAGAAACATAAAATCTTAATCCTTCTAATATGTTTACTGATACCATAGCAAGGTATAAACTTTTCTTTAGTTCGTACATATCAACTTTGTTTGGTGTTAAATGGTATTTGTGACCCATTTCAATTAAATCATCATAAGTTGCTGTGACATGAGCTGCTCGTTCTTCTATCTTCTTGTCATTTAAAATCATATCAAATACATCTGCTGGGTCTGAATATAAGTTTTTGATGATGTAAGTATATGATCGGCTGTGTATTGTTTCCATAAAATCCCATGCAACAATAGCGCCTTCTAATTCTGGTAGTGATACTAATGGTAAAAATGATAGTAAAGGTCCTCTACCTTGTACACTATCCAACATAGTTTGATACTTTAAGTTAGACGTAAAGATAAACTTTTGATTTTCATTAAGATCATAGTAATCGTTTCTATCTTTCTGTAAAGATATTTCTTCAGGTCTCCAAAAGAAACCTAATTGTTGTTGTGTCAGTTTATCAAAAATAGGATACTTCATGTTATCATATCTTTGTACTGATAAATCAGGACCTAAAAACATTAATTGTTTAGTAGGGTCTATTCCTTTGGTCTTGTTAAATACTGTTTTGCTCATTTTTTTTATTTATTTTTTCTAGATTTTACAACTCTCACAATCCTCGTCTTCCTCTTTCAAAGGTTCGTCTGGAGTGATAGGTGTATCATAATCTATAGAGTGTTTAGGCTCTTCTATATCTGCTTTACCATCATAAGTATTTTGATAATAAGATGTCTTCCAACCTAATTTATAGGTTGTTAGTAAGTCCTCTGCCATTACAGACACAGGTACTTGATTGTCCTCATAATTTTCGGGATTGTATGACCAATTCCCACTAATTGCTTGGTCAAAATACTTTTGCATTACTGCAACTATATTTATATATCCCTCATTACTTGGCATATCCCACAATAAAGTGTAATAATTTTTAAGTTTGTTATACTCTGGTACTATCTGTTTCAATGTGCCTTTCTTACTTTTCTTAACTGATAAGTGGTCTCTAGGTGGTTCAATGCCGTTTGTTGCATTTGATACCACACTAGAGCTTTCGGAAGGCATTTGGGCTGATAGAGTACTATGTCGTAGCCCAAATTCTTTAATATCTTTTCTTAATTCATCCCATTTCATAGCAAACTTACGGCTAACTATCTCGTCAACCTCTTTTTTGTAAGTATCTATTGGTAATATTCCATCTGCGTATTTTGTTCTATGAAATAAATCACATTGACCTTTTTCTTTTGCAAGTTCATTACTTGCTCTTAATAGATAGTATTGAAAGGCCTCTGTTAGTTTGTCCACTTCTTTCCAAGCTTGCTTTTGATCGTACTTATAACCAGTTTTTGCTAGAAAATGTGCAAGGCCAATATAACCTACACCTAAACTACGTCTTGCTTTCGTAGATAGTTCAGCCGCCTTAACTGGATATTGTTGATGATCTATAATTTCTTCTAAAGCTCTTACTGCTAATTCGCATAGTTCTTCCAGTTCATCTAGGTGGTTAATCTTACCTACATTGATTGCTGAAAGTATACATAGAGCGATCTCACCAGGACCGTCTATATGTTGGATAGGAGTGGTAGGGAGTGTTATCTCTTGACATAGATTACTCATAGTAACCGTATCTTTAAAACTAGAGTGAGTATTACAGTGGTCAATATTCATTATGTAAATACGACCTGTCTCTGCTCTTTCTTTTAATATGTCAAAAAACAATTCTTGTGCGTCTACTTTGTGTCTGTTTATACTTGTTTTTCTTTCTGCTCGTAAATATAATTCGTCAAACTCGGGTGTTCCCCAAGCTTCATATAATTCAGGTACTTCGTGAGGAGAAAATAATGTTATTTCTTCCTCATTAATAAATCTTTCATAAAACAATTTAGATATTTGAATAGAGTAATCTAATTTTCTAACTCTATTATCTTCGGTACCTTTATTGTTTTTTAAAACTATAATGTCTTCTATTTCTTGGTGCCAAATAGGGAAGTGAACAGTTGCCGAGCCTCCTCTAACACCGTTTTGAGTGCAACACTTAACAGTTGCTTCAAACTTTTTGAGGAATGGTATAACACCTGTATGTTGGACTTCTCCTCCTCGGATTCTGCTATTAATTCCTCTAATTCTACCTGCGTTGATACCGATACCTGCTCTTTGTGCCACATAATTTCCAATAGCCATGTCACTAGAGAAGATACTAGGTAAAGTGTCGTCACTATCAACAAGTACACAACTAGCATACTGCTTAATAGGAGTCCTAACACCAGCCATAACAGGAGTTGGAATATTGATTTTAAAATTGGATATTGCGTCATAGTATTTTTTAACATAACTCATCCTTTTATTTTTTGGATACTTAGCGAACAGTGTTGCTGAAATCATCATGTACATAAATTGTGGAGTTTCATATATTTCACCACTTGATCTATCTTGTACCAAATATTTGTCTATTACTTGTCTTAAGCCTGCATATGTAAATTGATTATCTCTTTCGTGTGTAATCCAGTTTTGCATTCTGCTGAAATCTTTTTTATCATATGTCTTTAATATATCAGGATCATATACTCCTTTTTTAACACATTTCTCTACGTGATCGTATATATGTGGATGATCCCACAATCTACCAATAACTTGTTTTCTTAAACTGAATAATAATAACCTAGCGGCTACGTATTGATAGTTTGGTGCTTCTAGTGATATTAAATCTGAAGCTGACTTAATTAAAATTTGTTGAATATCATTTGTTGATATGCCATCATAAAATTGGAGGCCGGAGTTCATTTCTACTTGTGAAGCTGATACGCCTCTTATATCTTCACAGGCAAACTCTACCATTTCATGTATCTTTTCAATGTTAAGTGATTCTAATCCTCTTTGTCCTCGTTTTACTACTTTTATTCCGTTGCCATTCTCTGTCATTGTATTTTCTTCCAGTGGTTTAGTTTAGTCAAAGCACTTAACTTTGAATATGTATTGTCTTGTATTATAATTTGTATTTGATGTTTTGTCAAGCCACCAATAATCATGTCGTTAACATCTTTATGTTGTATGTCTTCAGGCCAGATAACAATGTTGTAGTCATTTTCTATAACCTTATACATTCTGTTTATGATTTCTTTGTTTCTTGGCTCGTTGTCAAATATATAGGTAATTTTATCATTTGACATTTTATTTTTTAACTGTAAATCCGCACCAGCAGCTGCGATACAATTGCCAATAAACATAGAGTCTATAGGACCCTCAACTATATATAAATCTTCTTGAAAATTTATACGTTCTAAACCAAAAACTTTTTGTTTGTTTTCGTTTAGCTTTATTGTAAGGTATTTAGGAATATCGTTACCTAAACTACGACCTTGAAAAGCAAATAACTCTCCAGTTGTATCATAGAAAGGAATAATTAATCTGCCATGATCCTTTTGAGTTTTATATGTATCAGGTTTAACTTTGTTAA